TGGCAGGATGATGATCCAAAGAAACCGATTAAAGGCTGCACATTATCAGTGAGCATCATTAATAACGGTGTAGTGCAGTTATTTGATTTTTACTCTAATGAAGATGATACTTTCTTAGTTGAGTTAAAGAGGATTGAGACAGATGATACATTATTTATAGGGTATTTACTGCAGTCAGATTGTCAAGAGATTCAAGTAGATTACTACCATCAAATACAAATTGTCGCAACAGATAATCTAGGGCTATTAAAAGATATTTCACTTAGTCAGGCGGCTACTAGATTTGGTCAAGTAAATACTACTTATGGTAGTATTTCTAGAGCAGGAACAAATTCAATATACTTTTACACATTTGAGACTCCTCCAGTTATTAATGTAGGATCTATAATTACTGTCAATGATAATAATTATACTGTTAATAATGTAGAAGTTATTCCTGGCTCTCCTATTGGATTTAGATATTATGTAGTAGAATTTGTTCCTACATTCACTGGATTTGATGGTGATTTAAGCTGGGTTACTCCGGTAGATTTAACTACTTATCTTACTTATGGTGAGCTTATTAGATTATGTCTAAGGGCTACTCAGTTAGAGCTAGGATGTGATGTTTATTCACAATTATATCCGATAGGTGGAGATTATGGCAGATGGATAGATGATACTTTTGTACTAGGAACAACTTTTAAAACGACTAATGGATGGGATAGTTGTTACGATGTATTAGAGAAGATTATGAGTAGATTTTATGCATCATGCTTTCAAAGTGTTGGTGCTTGGGTAATAGTGAGATGGGGTGAGCTTTGGGATAGACGCATAAGCACAGGTGCAGAACTACTCGGATGGAGATATGACTACGACATGAACTATGTTTCTGATATTACGACCATCAGAAACTTTTATTACGGTGAAGGTAGTGATATAGAGGCAGGATTGTTAAGGTCAATTTTAAGACCTTATCAATACGTTAAAGAGACATTTAATTATAATCAACCTGCAGATATTTTAGTCAATGGCAATTTTACAGATTTAGGGGCTTTAAGAAATGAATATTTAGTGGGTGATATAACTTACAGAGAATATGAATTGCCATCATGGTATAATTATTCTCCATCACCTGGCCCATATCCATCTAGATTTATTAGAGTTGAGTCAGATAGTGCAGGTCAAGAGTTAGCTAGATATGTAGTAGTTGTAGGGCCTACATGGGATGATAGTGGTGGTATTCAATCCTCAGATATTACAATAAGTAAGGATGATGTTATCGAATGGTCATTTACTTATAGAAGTAATAACTCTCAACCTGGTGTAGTAACTAATGTATTTACAGTATGGCTAAGAGATGGAACAACAAATAGATATTTAAATAATAATGGTGAATGGACTTCAAGTAGAGGTTTTACATTTAATGTTTTATCAGGAGATAATACTAATCAATGGCATACTGTATCTATTAAATCTAATCAGGTGCCTTTTAATGGAATTATAACTGTCCATTTAGCAACAATAGTAGCAGATTCAGATTTCGAAAGTCAATATAAAGATTTGTCTTTTAATGTTATTTATTCTATTAATGGCAGTACTAAAATAATTGGACATACACATAAAGACTCACAAAGTGTAACATTAAAAAATAATCTTTCTACTGATATTGTCGTTGATGATACTCCTAGATCAACTATAGCAGGGACACAGTTTCTTTATAGTTCAACAGGAATAAGTAGAGATAGAACTACACTTTGGCAATATCAGACAGCTTCATTTCCATCAAATATAAAGCTAGGAGAAATCACAACCTTTGAGGAGCTATTTCAACGTTACATCCCTAGAACTAAATACAATGGTAAGTTATTAGACATCCATCAGGGAGAAGATGAAGGCTATTATTTATCTAATTTAGCAGTCATAAGATTGAAGCTTCAAACAGACATGAGATATGTACCTGGAGCCATAGCCATCGATTATAAGGCAAATACTGCAGATGTAACACTTTGGGAAATAACGGCATTGGGTGAAAGTTATAGTACTTTGAATGCTCTAGATTTGTACGAATTTAAGTATCTTTACGAAAAGTCATAAGAATGTCTAAAGTTAACGGCAAAGACGCAATATTATATAAATACAACGAGACTACTCTTGAATGGGTGCCTTTCGGCTGTGCTCGGTCTATTACTTTGGACATCTCTAGAGAAATGGTGGAAACATCAATCTCAGGAAATGGCATATTTAAGACTTATGTACCAGGTGCCGGCAGTGTTACCGGAACTATTGAGGGTATTGTATTTATACAGACGATAGAAAGTACTTTAGTTACAATGAAAAGTCTTTATGATTTAATCATTGGTGGGACTGTTTTTAATATAAAATACTATGAGAATGATATTGATGGAGTAACTTATTTACAAAAAGAATTAACAGTTATTTTAGAATCATTAAATGAGACTGCAAGCTTTGACAATATGGTAACATTTTCAGCTAATTTCAGAGGCATTGGAGCTCCAATAGTGACAACTGGTACAGATATACCTAGAGTAACAATAGGCAGCAGAACATGGTCAACAGAAAACTTTGCAGGTGAAACATATGTAAACGGAGATAACATTCCACAGGCAACAAATCAAACTGATTGGAATAATTATGCAATAGCTGAGACAGGAGCATGGTGTTACTATCAATTTAATCCTGACTTTGCTAATTTTGGAAAGCTTTATAATTATCATGTTGTAAATGATGCTAGAGGTGTAGGTTATCCAGGATGGCATGTTCCTAATGATGATGATTCTGATGATTTATTAGCTTACATTACTACAAATGGGGCAGCTAGTTTATTATCTGATGATATAACTTATTGGGAGGCAGTTAATGGTACAAATGCAAGCGGACTAACATTAATAGGATCAGGATTTATGAATTCAACTTCCGGCGGAGGTAAAAGACAAGAGTTTAAATTGCATATAAAAACATTAGATTTAACTCCTACTATTTTTACTATAGATTTAAATTTATCTTATAATGTAGTAACAGTAGATCCAGCTAATGGTTATTCAATAAGATTAGTTCAAGATTAAAAAAACTATGAAAAAAACAATAATATTACTTTGCTTATTAGTTCTTACTTTTGTGAGTTATTCTCAGTCACAATATACTCCCATGACAGCTACAGGCTACCAGGAGAAGAGATTAAAAGTAGATAGCTCATTACATATCCCATCATTCTGTGGCGTGCCTACACTTAGAAACAGCACAGCTATTCAGGGAGCTATAGCTATGGACACATGTAATAATAAGCTTTACAAATGGACTAGGGCTGCAGGATGGAGTGAGGTGTCAGGCGGTGGAGGCGGCAGTCAAGATTTACAAAGTGTTCTAGACAGCGGCAATTTCTCATATAATAAAGACATTAATCTTTACGGCAGAACATCACAGAATCAGATATATTTATCAGGTATGGATAATAACTATATGCCATTTATGGCTTTAGCTGATTCTATTGGTGGTGGAATATATCAGTACACATATCCTCAGACTACTATTGAATTTATCAATAAAAACATGTCACAAAAGTTAAAGCAGCAAGATAGTATAAGAGCTATTATTTATCTGCCATCACAAACTACAGATGCAACAGATACAATAGCTAAGCTAAGTGATGTAAGAGCAGTTAATGGTAATTCAAATGACACGACAAGCCTTTCTAATAGAATCAACCTTAAGCTAAATATCAGTGACACTGCTACAATGCTTAATCCTTATGCTAGAAAGGCTGAAATAAGCCCTATAGATACATCAAATAAGTTTATCAATAACATTGTTAGGATTGCCGGTAAGGATTCTATAATCTTCTATAAAGGCTCTAGTAGATTTGCCATCAAAGATTCAGTAGGAACTAATCCAGCTCCTGTAGGTTATTATGGGGCGTTTGATGATAGTACTACACAATCTGCTGCTGTAATCAATACTGCATATCCAATTAAATTAAATAGAACAACATTATCTAATGCTGTAACTATTGCGAATAATGGAAGTGGGCAACCTACTAGAATAACAATTAACAATAGTGGAATTTATAACATTCAATTTTCATTGCAACTAGAAAAAACTGGTGGTAGTGGGAATATGACAGCAGATATTTGGTTAAGGGAAAATGGTATTGATGTTCCAAATTCAACAGGTAAAGTTGTATTGACAGGAAGTGCTAATGCATCACCAGTAATAGCATCATGGAATTATGTAATTAATGTTGTAGGTGGTTATTATTATGAATTAATGTGGTCTACATCAAATGTGAATGTTGAAATAGTAGCATCTGTAGCATCTTCGCCACATCCTGCTATACCATCAGCAATATTAACTGTTACTCAACAAAGTGGGATAATGGCAGGCACAGGAATAACTGCTATGAATGGATTAACAGGAGCAGTACAAACGTTTGCAGTAGATTCAAGTAATAGCACGTTTAAAATTACTTCTACCGGAACTTCACATAAATTCAATATTCCTGATGCTGCTACTTCTGGAGTGACAAGAGGATTAATAAGCAATACTCAATACAATACATTTAACTCTAAAATAGGAGCAGGAGATACAGCAACAATGCTTACTCCTTATTTAAGAAAAGCCGATACAACTGCAATGCTTTCTAAATATTTTAATTTAAATGGTTATGGTTTATCTAAATCAGGACAAGTAATTAGTGTTGATAGTGCTACATTATCTACTAAATATGTTCGTATATCAGATACTACAACAATGCTTTCTAAGTATTTAAGAAAATCAGATACTACATCATTAAGTACCAGAATAGATGCTAAAGGTTATGGAATTAATTTAGGATGTATATTATCAAATTTCGCAGCATCTACTACCTACTATTTTGGTACTCCAGTAGTAGCTGCATCAACTACTCAATCTATTAGACGTATTTATATCCCACAATCAGGAACAATTAAATCAGGATATATTTATGCTAAGACTACAGGTACAACTTCTACAGAAAACTGGACTTTATCTATAAGATTAAATGCTACAACATCTACAACATTTGCGACAGTAGCTAATGCCTCTACAGATAAGGTTTTCTCCAATACAGGACTTAATATTGCAGTAGTTGCAGGAGATTATATTGAGATAATTACTACTACCCCTGCATGGACAACAGCAGCAGGTAATACAACAATTTACGGAACAATAATAATTCAATAATTATGAGCAATTCAAGACAAATACAACCAATTACAACCTGGTCAGTAGAATCAGGTAACACTACCTTAGATGCTTTATGTCTAAAGGATTTTTTTCATTACTTTTTTGATGGTGGCAGTGGTCAAGTATCTTACACCATCCAATCTAATGGGCTAGATATCATCTCAGGGAATGTAGAGATTCCAGCGTCAGTAGTTCAGCAATGGGGTGAGAGTGATGAGATAATATTTACTTATGTAGCATCAGCTCTTAATTTAACTTTAATTCCAACTGCTAAATAATGCTACACATTAGACAAAAGTCAACAGCAACCGGCAAAAGTCTGCATTCCAATTATACAGTAATAATCACTGATAAATGGAAAGAAAAGGACTTACATAAGCATCCGGCAGTAGTTGAGAATCCTCAAATATTTGAGATAGTGGAGGATGATATTCCTGAACATGCTCAATATATCAACTGGTAATGGCTGCAACTTCGACAATAGATAAGATTAAGGCTTATGCCTTTCCTACAGTACTCAGTATTCTATGGATGTTTATATATCGTGACATCACAGAGATGAAGTCAGACATTAAGATGCTATTACAGCAGTCTAGTGTAGATAAGACTAAGATTGAGAATCTAGAGAGGATAATGTACGGCAGAAAGTCTACAGCCATGATTATAGGCTATGAGCATGACAAGTATTTTAAACATGAAGAATTTTATAACATAAAAAAGTACATATTATGAAATCAGTTTTTTTAAGTCTAAACACAGCAGACTTCGTAAAAGGTTTATTATTGACAGTTATCACAGCAGTGATCTCTATCATTTACTCAGTAGTTCAAGCTGGCAGCCTCACATTTGATTGGAAAGCAATAGGAACGGCAGCACTAAGTGCAGGTATAGGTTACATCATAAAAAACCTACTTACTAACAGCTCAGACACATTCCTAAGCAAAGAGAAATAAATTCCTATGAAAACCCAAAGGAGCTGAAAGGCTCCTTAATTTTTTTATCTATGAAATATCTATTAATAGCAGTCTTATTCGTTTCCTGTTCAGTAGTGAAAATTAAGCATAAAGAACAAGTGAACTTTATACCAGGTGAAGGATGGCAAGTTGTGGAGATGACTCATGCAGATTCAATCCTTTTAGATTCTATAGTTAGAAATTATCATGACTAGCTTTGATAAGTTATACCATGATAATAAGCTATTAGTAAGGTCACAGCTACAAAAAGCATTAAACGACACAGCTTATTTCTACGATTTAGAGCAGGATATATGGCTGAAGATCTGGAGGAACTTAGATAAATATAAAGGGCAAAGCTTTGGCAAATGGAGCTACTCAATAATCAGAGCAATAGTTATAGATGATTACAGGAGAGCACATGCTGTAAAGCGTATGCAAATACATATAAATACGGATAATTACGACTATTTATACGTGAAAAGATATAATTTACTAGAACAGATATTACCACTACTACAACCACTTCAACAAAAAGTCATTTTATTGAAACTAAAAGGGCTGACATTCAAAGAAATCTCAACACTACTCAACACAAAACACAACACATGTATAGGATCATATTGGAAAGGCATTAACAACATAAAACGACACATTGAAAAAAATCCGCACTTTAAGAAAGAGGTTATTCTTTGACATCGAGACTAGCCCTAACATTGGGCTGTTTTTTGAGGCTGGGTATAAAAAGAATATCGGCTACGAGTCAATAATAAAAGAACGTGCAATAATATGCATCTGCTATAAGTGGGAGGATTCTAAAGAGGTGTTATATCTGCACTGGGATGAGAAGCAGAACGATAAAGAGATGCTCATTAGCTTTGTTGATGTTGCCAATACTGCAGACGAGCTTGTAGGCCACAATGGAGATAGATTCGATTTAGCATGGATCAGAACGAGATGTCTATTTCATGGGGTGCCAATATTCCCAACTTACACTACAATAGACACACTTAAGATCAGCCGGTCAAAGTTTAAATTCAATAGCAATAAGCTAGATTACATCAGCCAATTTCTGCATGTTGGAAAAAAAATCAAAACAGACTACTCTTTGTGGAAAAAAATCCTCTTAGATAGTGATGAAGTGGCACTAAAGAAGATGATTAAATACTGTCAGAATGATGTCATAATACTAGAGAAGGTCTACAACAAATTACGCAACCATATAGAGCCAAAAACACACTTCGGTGTAGTATTTGGTGGCGAAAGGTCAAACTGCCCAGAATGCGGCTCAGATGCTTTACATAAGTATGGAATAAGAGTCACAGCAACAGGACTCAGAAAGCAAAAAATGTATTGTAATACTTGTCATAAAATACATCAACAGACAATCAAATGAGACACCAAAAAGTAGTTAAATTAGACACTTATAACTGTGATGTAGTGATTAATATCTCAGATGATATTATCACAGAGGCTAAAAAGATTTATAAGAAACTAGATCAGCAATTCTTTTTTGATGGTGCAGCTGAGGGGCTAGTGATAAATCTAAACATTGACAAATATTATCTACTTATTGACAGCCATTACTTGACTCACAATACCATTGCACATGAGATTTATCATGTCGTGGTGAGGGTGACTGAGGATAGAGACATCGTGGATGAAGAGAGCCAGGCATGGCTTGCCGGTATAATCACAGAAAAAATGTATAAATTTATAACACTGAAAAATTTAACTGTGCAACATGAAGCAAAATAAAACGATTCTAGCCATTTTATTAGTGATGCTAGTTAGTAGCTGTCACACTGCAAAGAATGCCTTAAATAAGGTTAAAAAGGCTGATTTATACCATCCTGAAGTAGTGGCTAAATATGCGAGGGATAAATATCCATGCATTTTAGTTGACAGCATTGTCAAACTAGATACATCGTATGAATTTGTAGAGATTCAATGCCCTGATTTTGTCAGCCCATCGCCTGACACTATTTACAAGATTGTAAGGTCAAAAACTGACTTGTCAAAAATTGTAAAACCACAACCTATAAAAGTGATAACTGTAAAGACAATCACTAAAGAGGTGGTAAGAGATGTTATTGATTCAGCCTGCTATGTACAGGCAGAGAATTTAATCAATGAAAATAAAAATCTAAGCATGACCATAAATGATAAAAATGATTGGATTAAGTGGCTGTTAATTATTCTTTGTGTATCAATATTAATCAATTTTATACAAGCTAGAAAATGATACCATCACAAAAGTGCATTGACTTAATAAAGGAATTTGAAGGGCTACAATTAAAAGCTTATAAGTGCCCTGCAAATATTGTCACCATTGGATGGGGCTCAACTATGAACATGGATGGATCAAAGATAAAAATGGGTGATGTAATAACAGAGCAGCAGGCAACTAATCTGCTGTATTGGGAAGTGTCAAATAAAGCGAAGGCTATCGGATTAATTTCGATTCCACAGAATAAATTTGACAGCCTAGTAAGCTTTGTATTCAATCTAGGCATTGGAGCACTAAGAGACTCTACGCTATTTAAAAAGGTTAGGCTAAATCATAATGATCTATCTATTAGAGATGAGTTTATGAAGTGGACTAAAGCTAGAGTTAATGGTAAGCTTACAGAGATACCAGGTCTAGTTAAAAGGAGAAAAGCTGAGGCAGATTTGTATTTTAGCAAATAATAATTATCTTCGCATTGTTCTTCTCAGATTTATAGTTTAGTTAAAGGGAAATTTTTGTTATTGTCGGCTCCTGTTTCTACAGGGGCCTCTTTTTTATATCTATTTTGTCAGTTTAAAGCTGACGTGTAAGATTTATTTACGCAATCGATTGCACTTATAATTCTAGGGCCTTTCAGCCTATTTACTTCATTAATAATTATCCGAAATGAAAAATATTTTATAAAATATTTTGTTTGTGTCAAAAGTCGATATATATTTGCTCTATCAATAACAATTAAACCAAAAAAAATGACAACTTTAAATCTAACTAAAAGAGAACTTCACTTACAATTATCTGAGATTGAAAATACTTCAGATGCTTTCCAATTCGCTAAGAATGTAAATACTGCTAAAAATGATAACATCATTAATGAATATGAATATGACATGTTTATGGGTGATTTATACTGGGTATGTTTAAGAAAGAAAATAGAAACTAGAAATAACTTTATCAATTTATTTTAACTAAAACACATGAAAAAAATGAAAGCAGGCCGCAAGCCTATTCCTGATAAAAAAGAACTCGTAGGAGTTTACAGGACAGCCTCCGAACTGAAACAGCTAGGAGGCAAAGAGAAAGTAAGAAACATTATCAATAACCATTTATCTAAATTAATCAACCATGACACAAAGAACTAAAGACTCAATCACATTTACCATCATCATCCTGGTGGCATTATTTATCGAAAACTTTATTAATTAAATCTAAACTAAACTTTAACTAAAATGAGAACAGTTAACATCGAAAAAAAGACTACAGCTGAAGTAGTCATCCCAACACCACATTATTGTAAAATAGAAAGTAAGTATTTAACTAAATATATTTACTTTACTGACAAAACAATCATGGAGATTTGCCCTAATTCCATCTACAGCAACACATTTAATGAGTACAATGAGATCTCTGCAGCTCGTGACTATATGGACTCTGTAGAAATCACTAGAGAGGAATTTATCGAGAACTATAACAAGATTATTGACAAGTTAAATTCAGCCATATGATTGCAGTAGTTATGCTTTCCGTATTTGCAGCCATTTACATCTATTACGGCTACATTGTAGAGGATATAGATGAGAAGGAGCAAAGGAAACAAGAGAGAAAAAAACAAATGTATTATTTACGTCAACAATATAAAAAAACCAATAACAAATGAGCTACATTATCGACACAACAAGCAAGCAAATTACATTCCTAGACAACAGATTCTACTCCACAGATGATGGAGGTTATGTGCCATCTGTCACAACTATTCTTAATGCCTATCCTAAGGATGCAGGTTACTTCCAGTGGTTAAAATCAGTGGGAGAAGATGCTGACACCATCAGAGATGAGGCAGGCCGTAGAGGATCAGTAGTGCATGAGCTTACTGAGAAGTATGATGCAGGCATGGAGGTAAAATTAATGGATGATAACGGCTATATAGGCTACAAGCTTAGTGAATGGTCAATGTTTGAGAGATATGTAGATTTCTGCAGTAGATTCCAATTTGATGTGCTTTACTCTGAGTATAACTTTATAAGTCAAAATTTAGGCTTTGCCGGTACAGTGGACAGAGTGATAAATATCAATGGCAAAACAATCTTAGTAGATATTAAGACATCTAATGCTGTTTATGATTCCTACTGGCTACAACTAGCAGCCTATAAGAAGCTATTAGAGGAGGTTTACGGCACTATTATAGATGAGGTGGCAATACTATGGCTTAATGCTAAAACTAGGACTAATGGCAAAGATGGAGTGTTACAGGGCATAGGATGGCAGATGATAAATAGAAAGCCTGCAGACACAGACAATGACTGGAGATTATTCCTAGCTACTCAACAGCTATGGCTAGCACAGAACGGCACAATGCAACCAAAGAAATTATCTTATTCATTAACCCATAAAAAGTAAAACAAGTGGAACACAAAAACCTAAAATTAACAGCTGAGCATTATGATATAAAAATCACAATCGAGCTGACCAAACCTGAGGCAGATCTAACTGAACTACTCGGCCTATTTAAGAGCTTGGCAATAGGGCTCGGCTATCAACAAGAGTCATGGGATGCAGTCATTTGTGATGCTTATGATTCAATATGTGCAGATTTCAAAATAATTGACTAACGACATAGGCCCAGTATCATTCATCATTATAAACCTGGTAAGTAAGTAATTTTTAACGCTGGGCCTTATTTTACGAAAACGCAAACAATTAAATTTTATAAACGTATGGACTCATTAGTATTTAAGATTGCACTAGGTATAATATTAGCTAAAGGATTATTTACTTTAATATATTTTCTATTAGCCTTTAAATCATGGGATAAGTACATAAACAATAACGACAATGAAACTAACTAAATGTGAGGGCACTGATTGCCTATTAAGATTTGACTGTAAAAGATACACTAAAGAGATAGAATATCCTCAGGAGTTCTTTGCTCATGTGCCCTACCATGATGGTGACTGCCAGATGTTTTGGGGTGAGAAATCACAGTCTATATGGGATCAATTAACAGATATATTGAACCCTAATAAAAAATAATAGAAAGATTCAGAAAATTAATTTACTTTTACTTCACAATAACAAAAATGAACAGAATGACTCCTAAAAACATCGCCAAGCGTTTACTTCACCTGCACTTTCAGGTCGGCTCATTAACATGGGAGGAGGCTATAGAGTCAGCATTAGTTACTCTACAATTTTATAATGCTCCTGACATTGAAAGAGAGATACTAGCTGTAAAGAATAAAGAGGTGCTAAATCCTCCGACAGCCAAAAAAGACACAACAGTACTCACCCAATTAAATCTATTTTTCTAATGTTTACAAAGAAATCACATTGCATTATCTGCAAAAACAGCCTACCTAAAGAGAGGAAATATGTTTGTTTTAAATGTGCTCCATCATTCGACCTAAAAGATGATTTTGAAAATGAAGAGGATGAAAAGGATGAGGAGGATGATGATGGCTATTGCCCAGCATGCAATGGATCAGGACAGGGAATGTTTGACGGCAGTGCCTGCAGTTCATGTTAAAATTTACAATCAAATGGATAAATTATTCTGTCACAAAAAATGTCTAAAAGACGTAGAATATCATACAATAACTAATGGCCCACATGATGAAGCAATGTGCATCGAATGTGGTAACCGTATAAAGTTCATAAAGAAAAAACCTGGTAAGTTACTGCCAATTAATATCATGGGAGCAATTCAATCAAATTCTGCTGTAATTTATTTGACCATCAGTGATGGCAAAATCTGCAGACGTGTAAAATCACCCACATTAAACAGCGTAGAACGTCACACTAAAGATGGCAAATTAGTCAATGAAGAGTACTACACTGGATGGAAGGGAATCATCACAGACATTCAGACTAGAGAGTCTGATTATGGCAAAGAGTGGATAGTTAGCATTAAAGACAACGATTGCACAGCTCAGCTGTCTTTTAAGTATTCTAGCGGCTATGCTTCATCATTTCTTAAAGCTTTGCCTAATGTTAACCTGGCATCAGAGGTAACCATTACCCCAAAAGTGACCATTGACGGTGAAAAGAAAAGAACAACTATTTTTTTAAACCAGGATGGCAAGGCTGTTAAATGGTACTACACTAAAGACAATCAGAACGGATGTCCAAGCCTACAACAGGTTAAGGTTAAGGGAGTGCTCACATGGGATGATTCAGACATGATGGAATTCCTAGAGCAAATGGTGAAAGATAAGTTATCAAAAGTGGCAGATTCTGCAAGTATTGATACTGATGATCTAGATGAGATACCATTCTAAATGTGATTTTTAGCATACCATCAGAACTGCTACTAATCCACCAAAGCACATTATTTGTACAGTAAAGTGTACATTTTTACACTTTATTGTACTTAATGTGTGTTATAACATACACAAATTAAACTACTCACCATGCAATTACGACAATATCAGATAGACATCTCAGACAAAGCCTGCAGCTTACTTAAAGAGTTTAAAATAGCCTATTTATCAATGCAAGTCAGAACTGGTAAGACAATCACTAGCCTAGAAACAGCTAAAAAGTACAAAGCAAAAAACGTTTTGTTTGTTACTAAAAAGAAAGCAATTAGCTCAATCATGGATGATTATAATTCCAATTATGTCACATATTTTGATTTAACTGTGACAAACTTTGAGGCAATGCACAAACTAGATGATAACTTTGATTTAATCATAATAGATGAGGCTCACTCATTAGGTCAATATCCAGTAGCATCAGAACGAACAAAGGTATTAAAGGATATTTGCTACAAACTACCTATTATTTATCTTAGTGGCACACCATCTCCTGAGTCTTATTCTCAGCTATTTCATCAGTTTTATGTGAGCTCATACAGCCCATTTCAACACAGCAACTTCTATCAGTGGGCTAAGTACTTTGTTACTCCAAAAATGAAGTATGTTTTTAACAGGTCAATCCCTGACTATAGCAATGCTAAAAAGGATGATATTGACAAAGCTGTCAAACATCTATTTATCCCTTACACACAACAGGAGGCAGGATTCACCCAGTTAGTAGAGGAGCAGGTACATATTGTCAAAGTGAGTGATAAAATTCACAAAATTTGTAACAGATTAAGGATAGATAAGGTTATGACCGGCAAAGATGGTCAGGTCATTGAGGCAGACACAGAGGTAAAACTACTCGGAAAATTGCATCAGCTAGCAAGTGGCACTGTCTTATTCGATGTCAATCCTCACAATACTTCAAACGGTGCCATGATGGATAATTCAAAGATAGATTATATTATCAGCACATTTGCCGGTCAAAAAATGGCAATATTTTACAAGTTTAGAGCTGAGCTGCACATGATTAGAATCTATGCAGTAAAAGCCGGATACACCATCACAGAATCACCTGAGGAGTTTAACAATACAGATAACAAAACAATATTTGTCAGTCAGTTCCAATCAGGTAGAGAAGGCATAAATTTATCTACTGCTGACTGTCTTATCTGTTATAACATTGACTTTTCAGCTGTTACCTACTGGCAGGCTAGAGCTCGTATGCAATCTAAGGATAGAAGCACACCGGCAATGCTTCATTGGATATTTTCAAACATTGGTATTGAGCAACGTATTTACAATGCAGTCAGCAATAAAAAGAACTATACTTTATCATACTTTAAACATGAGGAAAAATCACTACACAATGGAACAGAACAGAGCTACTAGATGGGAGATTAATCAAATTAGGCATTTTAAGAATCTTTATAACACCATCCCAGTGCCTGCACTAGCTAAGCAAATTGGCAGGAGTGAAAATGCCATTTATCAGATGGCAAATAAGCTCGGATACACACGACCAAAAAAAGAAAAGATGGTCCAGTGTTTCTGCTCAGTCAAAGCTAAGCACAAAGAAGAAGCAAAAAAATTAATACTAAAAACTATTAAAAAATGGCAAAAACAACCGCAAAAAAAGTACCTATAAAGCCTAGATTAAAACCTGAGGATAAATCTGTACAGATTTACTACTGCGTCAAAAAAGAATATTACAGGATAGCAAACGAAACAATCGAAAAACTTATAAAGCAATTCAAATGATTTGGAACGAGGAAAATATAAAGAAATTTACTGAGCTCTACCCTTTCCACTACGCTAAAGACATAGCCATAATGATGGATATGGACATCGGCTCAGTCTATAGAATGTCAACAAAGTTGAAGCTTAAAAAGGATCCTGAGTTCAGACGCATGGAGCTCCAGCGTCAGGCTGAACGGTTAAAGATTGTCGGTGTCAAAGCTAGATTTACCAAAGGTCATAAACCGGCTAATTTAGGACAAAAAATGTCCAAAGAAATGTATGATAAAATTAAGCCTACCATGTTTAAAAAAGGGCAAGATGTACATAATGAGAAATATGATGGATATGAAAGGATCACTAAGGATGGCTATGTTGAGGTCAGAATAAGGAAAGGAAAATTTAAGCTAAAAAACAGGCTTATTTATGAACAGCATCACAAAGTAAAATTACATACAGATGATGTCATTATCTTTGCCGACCATAATAAGCTAAACTTTGAAATTAACAACCTAATAAAAATAACCAGGACTGAGTTAATGATGTCTAATTCAATCTGTAATTATCCTCCGGAACTACGATCATTAATAAACTTAAATTCTAAACTAAAAAAGAAAATCAATGAAAAACAAAATTGAAGATTTGAGAAACCATCTATTTGCAGCAATCGAAGGCATCATGGATGATGAGAAACCTCTAGAAATAGAGAAAGCTAAAGCAGTGGCAGACATTGCACAGGTCATTATTAACAGTGCTAAAGTTGAGATTGACTTCATGAATAAGATAGGAGGCAGGGGCACTAATTTTATCCCTGAGAATCCGAGACTCTCAGAGAAGTAGTATATTTGATGCCTCAACTGGAGGCATTATGAAAGAGTCAGACATTCAGCATGATATTATAATTTGGTTAGAGTCACTAGGGATGTATGTAGTTAAGGTCATTCAGACTAATAAGAATGGATGGCCTGACCTACAAGCCCTACAGAATGGAGTGCTTTTTTTTATAGAAGTCAAGACTCCAACTGGCAAATTATCTGAACTGCAGAAATATCGACACAAACAATTACAAGATCATGGTTTCATAGTCATAACTACTCACTCACTAACACATCTACAAAATGAACTTATTACAATCGGCACTCAAATACAAGAGCAAAGGATTATCAGTAATCTCAACTGATAGCTCAAAGAGATCCATCGGACAATGGAAACAATATCAATCTAATATAGCCAGTGATGATCAGCTGTCTTTAATGTTTAACAATCCTAAGGCTCAGGGAATTGCAGTCATTGCCGGTGCAGTAAGTGGCAACCTAGAGATAATAGACGTAGATTGCAAGTATGGTGTAAACTTCAATCACTATGCTGATAAGATTATCAATGCTAATCCTGTGCTCTACTCTAAATTATTAATAGTTGAGACTAAGTCAAACGGCTACCATATTTACTATAGATGCGAATTCATAGAAGGAAATCAAAAGCTTGCAGAACGCCCTGCTAATGATGATGAGCTGAACAACAATCCTAACATAAAGCAATGTGTACTTATTGAGACAAGAGGTGAGGGCGGCTATGTAGTGGCTCCTCCATCTGCAGGATATCAGCCATATCAAATTAATGAGATACCTATTATCAGTTCAGATGAACGAGATACACTGCTCAGCTGTGCTAGAGAATTTAATCAGATAATTGAAGAGGTTAAACAGCCTATCATTGCTCATAATAATGACAAGCTTACTACTTGGGATGATTATAATAAAAGAGGTGATGTTGTGGCACTACTAGAGAAGCATGGATGGACTAAAGTTATAGAATCAGGAAACAAGATTCTATTTCTAAGACCAGGTAACACTACCAGTGCAACATCTGCAGTTTTTTTCACTGATACTAGGATATTTTATGTACACACTACCAGTTCGCAGTTCGAGAACAAAGGATATAATCCTTTCGGTGTTTATGCTATGCTAGAATGTGGCAACGATTATAAAAAGGCAGCTAAACAGCTATCAGATATTTACGGCACAAAAAATACTGATGGATGGTTTTGGACATATAACCGTAATGGTGGCGTTACTATACAAAAATATCAGCTATTGGAATGGTTATACTCACATCAGTTTCAGCTTTATTTCCATGATGCTAAGTCAGGTATTTACAGGCTTATTCAGATTGACAATAAGAAAGTAAGAGAAGTATTCCCTGAGAATATAAAGAAATTTATAAAAAAGAAGCTTATTGAAGCCGGTCATATAGATGTAATGGAGGCAATTATAAAGCAAACCAATTCAATCTTTACAGATTCATTCTTTGAATATATTGAGAGGTCAGACGTTAAGATCCTGCATGATGAAGCAAACAAATGTTATTTCCCATTCCGTAATGGCATCGTAACAATCACTAAAGATAAGATTGAGGTTATTAATTATGGAGGCATTGACCAGGCTATATGGGAGTCTCAAATTATTGACTTTGATGTCTATGTAAATCGTGATTTTGCTCCCATTGGATGCGATTATTATGAATTTATCTGTAAGATATCAGGGGATGATTTAGAACGTATAAACTATGCAATATCGTTAATAGGTTACATTCTGCATAGCTATAAGGATCCATCCAAGCCATTTGCTCCAATCTTAGCTGAGGAGACTGATGATGAGGCTAAAGGTGGCGGAACTGGTAAAGGGATATTCTTTCAGGCAGTTAGTAAATTGATTCCTACAGTTAGAATAGATGGAAAGAATTTCAGACCTGATAAGACTTTTGCATTTCAGCGTGTTAGCTTAGGAACAAAGATGGTAGTGATTGAAGATTGCCCTAAGAACGTAGATTTTGAGAAGTATTATCCAACTATTACAGAAGGTATGACAGTAGAGAAAAAGAATCAGGATGAGCTATTCTTAAGCTATGCTGAATCTCCTAAAATATCATTTACTACTAATTATAGTATTGCTAGTAATGCAGAGCATGCTAAACGTAGACAAAGAGTACTAGAATTTGCTCCATTTTTTAGCTCTAAATTTACACCCATTGATCACTTTGGACACAAGCTATTTGATGACTGGGATAATGATGAGTGGCAGAAATTCTATAATTTTCTATTCTATTGTGTGAAGTATTATCTTAATAAAGGAGTGCAACAGGTTGGTAATTCTGACAAGTTAAAACGCAAACAAATTAAACAGCAATTCGGTGAGGATATGCTAGATTATATTGACAATATGATTGAAAATTATCCTAATCAATGGCTCAATTTGAATGATGAATGGAAAGGATTTTTGGCAAAATACGAGCTTGATAGGAAAGATTATTCAATAAAAAGATTCAAAAAAGGGTTAGAAATTGGTTATAAAACTTTAGAAATCGATTTTATCGATAGGAAAAATCTACAAAATAATGGGTTAAAGGAGTTTAAGATTACAATTAAATCTAATGGATATACCGAAATTATTACCGATAATATCGATTTATTCTAAAAAAGACCGATTTATTTAAAAATCGATACTATTCATAAGCATTGATAATCAATGAGTTAATATGTCGTAGTATCGATAGTATCGATTTTTTATACTTTTTCTCTATAGTAATAAAATATATATATATATAAATAAGAAACAGAAAAAATGCGTACTTACGATAATAATGATAAAAGCTTGTGGTTTGGCAGAAAGATTTACAGATACACTGTGAAGTCAAACTGCAACAATCTGATTTACCAGTTCACATCCACAACGGTTACTCCTGAGGAGGCTGTTGTTCTAATGGATGAACGTTACAGAAATACTAGAGTAATTTACCATTTGATTTGCAATGGTGAGAAACTAAAGACATGGGGCTGTAAGTATGTGACTAAGAAAACCATCACAGACAAGCTTACCGGTGAGAAATGGACATCCATTAAAGAATTTGCTAAGAGCATTGAGAAAGTCCCAATGAATGCTAGATACCATCTAAAAAAACATAAAAACAGATACATTTATGAATAATGAGAACAAAGAACTACTAAAGAATGACATTAGACGCATTTTAATCCACATTCCTTTGACTTTAAGGATTGAATTGATGGAAAGCCTTTCCAAAGAATTTAGACGTCTTAATTCGCTTAAAATTACGTCAGAGGTTTATAAGAAAAAATACTAACTTTGAATAATCGATAAAAATCATTGATATGGCAGGTAAAGGCGGATATAGACCAGGAGCCGGCAGGAAGTCTTATGCTGAGGAATACGGCATCAGAGAAATGGCTATTAAGGCCATCGAGGAGCAATACGGCTCCATAACAGAGGGCCTAAAATTCCTATTGAATAGTGGTGAGCCTGCACTTATTAAGTTTGCATGGGGCCATGCAATCGGCAATCCAAAGGATAACATTGAGATTGATATGACATCAGTAGTAGAGCAAGTGCAGATAATACAACTTCCTGATAATGGTAGAGATGGAGAGCTTATCTATAAATAAACTTTATTAGAAAACTAGACTATATAGCCCCACAACCAGGCTACCAACAGATAGCACTGAGCAGCCCTGCAGATATTGTAATCGGTGGGGCAGCTGCTTTTGTGGGTAAGACGTTTGCTCTGTTGCTAGATCCATTGAGACACATTAAGATAGCAGACTTTGGAGGGGTAATATTTAGACGCACATCTGTGCAGATCAGGAACGAGGGCGGACTATGGGACACGTCATTGAAGCTTTACCAATCAGTCGGAGCAGAGCCTAGAGAGTCATCACTAGACTGGAAATTCCCATCAGGAGCAAAGCTATCATTTAGACATCTCGAATATGAGAAAAATAAATATGATTGGCAGGGCTCCCAGATTCCTTTTCTCGGCTTTGATGAGCTTACTCACTTTACTGAGAGCATGTTCTTTTATTTGCTTAGTAGGAATCGTAGCAGCTGTGGTGTTAAGCCTTATGTTAGGGCAACGTGCAATCCTGATCCTGAGAGCTGGGTGTTTAAGCTTGTAGAGTGGTGGATAGATAAGGACACAGGCTATCCAATACTAGAAAGAAGAGGTAAGCTCAGATACTTTATAAAGTACGGTGATTCATACATATGGGGAGATAGTTATGAGGAGGTAGAAGAGAAGGCTAGGCACATCATTGCTCCAATGATAGAGCAGTCAGGACTCAATGCTAAAGACTTTATAAAATCTATCACCTTTGTAAGTGGCAGCATATACGATAACAAAAAAGGACTGGAGGGAGATCCATCTTATCCAGGTAACTTATTATCCCAAGACGAAGACACTAGGCGGACATTACTGGAGGGCAGATGGAAAGTCAGCAATTCGCCTAATGATGTTTATGAGCACGAGCCATTTATGGGCATGTTTGAGAATCTGTCTAATGTCAATCATGTAGGGCGTTACATTACAGCTGATATAGCCATGAAGGGCAGTAATAAGCTAGTGGTAGGATATTGGGAAGGCATGGAGTTGATGGACATTGAGATCATGGATAAGAGTGACGGCAAGCAGGTTATAGAATTAATCTCTAACATGGCTCGTAGATATTCAGTAGAAAATAGGTATATTTGTTATGACAGTGATGGCGTAGGCTCTTACATAGATGGATTTATTAGCGGTGCTGTACCATTTAATGGTGGAGCTACACCGATGCCAATTAAGGATGAGACATCAGGTAGGCTGATAAAAGAAAACTACTTCAACCTAAAGACACAATGTTACTACAGGACAGGTGACAGGGTGGCTAGAGGAGAGATGAAGATAAGTAAGAGAGTGGCTGATAAGATGTACGATCAGAGTCAGACGGTGAGGCAAAGATTCCTATTTGAGAGAAAGGCCATCCGAAGGGATAAGGCTGACAATGACGGTAAATTAAAGATAATAGGAAAGGATGAGATGAAGGTGAAGCTCGGAGGGGATTCGCCGGATCTTATGGACATGTTTATGATGAGAGAGATATTTGAATTAAAACCTAAAATGGTATTTGCATATGGGAATAATGGATAGAATCTTTGGTAAGAAAACTAAAGTAAAGCAAGAGAAGGCACTACAGACCAGGTCAACAACATCAGCATCAATCAATCTAAGTACAGCAATATTCCCAACGTGGCAGACACTGGAGAATATTGACACATACACAAATGTAGATGATGTTTACTCTATCATCTCATTACTTGCAGACACAGCGGCTAGAGTTGAATGGTATGGATACGAGGTAGTGCAGGATAATTCCATGAAGCAATATAAAAAGCATTCACAGAATAGCATTTTAGGTAAGTACTACAAGCGTAAAGCTATGATGGATTTACCTGACAAAGATAAGTTTGTTCAGTTCCTAGAATCCATCACTTATGAGGATAAGATAAAATACTACTCACTGCTGTACATTACAGGTGAGTTATTCCTATATAAAGAAGTCATTGAGCTAGGGCCTAACAGAGGTAAGGTTATATTGCATGCATTAAACAGTCAGAATATAACTGTAATCATTACAGACTCATTCCCACAAAGAGTGGCAGGTTATAAGTACTTTGATTTTGGTTATGATGGTACCTTCACAACAGATGAGATTATCCATGTAAAGTATTACAATCCTACCATTACCAATGGATTGCAGTGGAGGGGCTTATCTCCATTGTATGTGCTTAGTAAGAGAATAACGAGACTCAATGCCGGTATGGATGCCTCAGTGGCACAGATGCAGAACGGTGGCGTGCCTGGTATTGTGTACGAGAAGTCTGACTATGCTATCGAGTCACTAGGACAGAGAAAGAATGATTTTGCATCCTATCTACGCAACAGCAGCAATAAGGGAGCTCCTTATTTTGCAGCTGGTGAGATGGGCTATCTTAAGATGGGATTAAGTTTAGCTGATTTAGATGTGAGTAACTTATCAGGGGTGGACTTTACAAAGCTTTGTAATGCTTACAAAGTGCCTGAGATATTACTTAATAATCAGGACAGCAGCACATTTAACAACATGAACACAGCTCTTAAGATGCTGTACACAAATTCGATATTACCGAATATCTATCTACTTAAGGATGCCATCTTAACCGGCATTACTCCATTATACAATGATAATATTAAAAGAACGATTGAGATAGACTTATCAGATATACCTGCACTGCAGGAGGATATGAAGATGCAAGCGGATGCATTGTCAGCTATGTGGTGGATCACTCCGAATGAGAAGAGAGACATCCAAGATTTCGAGGAGCTAGATGATCCATTGATGGACTCAATAATAATAGACTCAGGAAAACAATTATTATCTGATTTAGGTTTAGTGGCAATCAATATACCGGTACCAGGTGAATAACGAAAAGAGCATAGAAGAGATAGCAACGGCAATCAATAAAAAGATTAACATGACTCTTTTAACAGAGTTACCATTACCATCATGCCCCATCAAGAGGCAGAGGGTTGAATGGAGAAGAGAACAAGTGCTAGTCAAAATAATCAACACACTACAGACACATGACAAGTCAGGAGCAGCAGCAATATAGTAAGACATGGCATCAGTTCCAGTTAAAGAAAGAAAATCTCTTTACTAAGAAATTTCAGAAAGCTCTGACTATTCAGGTTAATGCATTTATAAAGACACAGGATATAATGTCGGTGCCTGCATTTCCCATCTATGAGGTGCTGCTAGAACTATACACAACTGTAGGGCCACAATGGGCAAGGATGGTAAGGATGGATACAAACGAGAAGGCAATGGGGCAAATGTCATTTAATGAACAGATAGTACAGCTGATGCAGCAATACTACGGCATAGACTTGCTTAATGATGCTCAGGGAATAACAGAATACACTAGACAGGTTATTGTCAGGATATTGCAGGAGGCAGCTGTGCAGGGATGGAGTATAGATGAGATAGTGAGACAGCTGACAGCTAGCTCTGAGCTAGGAGGCATGAGAGCTCGGAGGATTGCTAGGACTGAGACGGTAACGGCTGCTAATGGAGCAGCCATGATATATGCTCAGACATCAATAAATGTAATGGATAAGATTTGGATTGCAGCAACAGATAACAGAACGAGACAGGATCATCTGATAGTGAACGGAACAAAGCTACCTATTGATGAGCCATTCAGTCTAGCTAGTGGCACAGTTGAAATGATGCAGCCAGGAGCAAGGCAACAGCCTAACGGATTGAGTGTACCGGCTGACCAGGTAGTGAACTGCAGATGTGCTGTAGGGTTTAGGGCTAGAAGAGATGCTAATGGGAAATTAATTAGAAGAGTATAATTTATTAATAAAAATATATTAACTTTATATTGTGGAAAGTATAATCAAATTTAAGGATGTAGTGATAGGAGGAGAGGTAGTTAATGCTGATCCTAAGAAAGGTATAATACAAGGTTATTTCTCACACTTTGACAATGTCGATAGTGATGGGGATATTATCCGCAAAGGAGCCTTTACTAAAACCATCAGAGAGCAGGGGCCTAACAGTGCTCAACCTAGAATAAAGCATTTAATCAATCATGACTCATCTCAGCCATTAGGCAAGCTTACTTCACTTAAGGAGGATGCAATGGGATTGAAATATGAGAGTCAGATAGGTACACATACACTAGGGCAGGACTTCATTAAGATGGTAGAGTCAGGACTGATCACTGAGCATTCAATCGGATTTAAGACGGTTAAACAGAATCAGCTACAATCTTATGAAGACTACATGAATACTCCATCTAAGGGATGGTATGAGATTACTGAGGTTAAATTGTATGAGGGCAGCTCACTTACTTCATGGGGTGCCAATCCATTGACTCCGGTTACATCACTTAAGAATGAGATTGATGCAGATTACATCTATGCTAGACAACAGGCAATAGAGAAATTCTGCAGAAACACAGACGCAACAGATGAGACTATTGAGGCTC